AATTCATGAATGGTTTTTGCCACATCGTCGATCATTGCCATGTTTAATTTCAAAAGTTTTTCTTCTGAAATATCAACACCTAATGCTTCTAGCCATGCCTTATCCAACGCATTTTCTGTGTCAACTAAGACAACAAAAATACCTTGCTCTTGAGCATGTTTAATAATGTTACCAGAACAGATATATGATTTACCTGCACCAGATTCGCCTGCAAAAACTGTAACTTTTCCTAAAGGGACTCCCTTAAAGAAGTCCCCCGAGATAAGATAGTTTAGGGCGTAGTTACCGGTTGAAATCCAATCGGTTGGGTCGTTAAACCCGATTCCGAGTCCATCAATACTTTTAGTGATAGACTTACGGAACTTCGAAATATCGAAGGCCTTTCCCATAGTCTATCTCCTTATTGTTTCTGACGGTTACGGATCATCGCAAGGATGTCTTGAGCTCTTGAACTTGCTTCTGCACCACTTGAGCTAGTTGCTTGTGGAGCCTGCGTTGCCACAGGAGCCTGTTCAGCAACTTGACTTGCGGGTGCTGACGCCGCACTCTCAAAAGGGACATCTTCATCATCCACAGTTGAAGTTGCTACTTTAGCAGGTGCTGAATAACCAGAACCTGTAGCTTGACCACTTCCGCCCATACCTGCTGGTTTGAAATATTGTCCCCAACGTTCCATGTCAAATGCTTCACCGTCAACTGACGCTTCAAACATTTCTTTCATAACTTTGAGTTCTACTTCACCCGGCTTCTTAGGTAGGAAGCTCTTCAAATCAAACAACCCATACTGATCAATAGCGGCTTGTTCTTCTGCGCTTAATGCACGTTCACGACGAGCCCAGTTTGATGTAGAGTAGTCTGCGTAACCACCCTTGGATGTTTTAACGATTTTGAAATCTAGACCACGAACGTAGTCTGTTGGTAATTCTTCAATCTCACTATCCATCAATGCGTTCTTGATGATGTTGTGGATCTGACTGCCAATGATGAATCTACGAATTGGATTCTCTGGAGTCTTGTCTTCTTTTAGATCAGAAGTTGTTACAAAACCTTGGAACAAGTAACTACGCTTTTTCCAATACTTACGACCCATTTCTTCCAAGCTCTTGTCTTTAAACCAAGGACGTACCTCAGCTAAAATTGGACAAGCTTCACCATACATTTCCATGCAAGGTACTTGTACTGTTACTGGTTTGGAATTTGTTTCACCCTTAACTCCCGCGAATGGAAGTTTGATCATTGCACGTTCAACCCAGAAAAATGTGTTGTTTGCGTCACCATCTGGAAGGAAGCGAACTGTTGTAGTTGTGCCTTCTGCGGCGTTCCAATGTGGGTAAATTGCGTTGTCACCACCTGTTGAGCTACCGGTGTTTTGTTGTGAACTTGCTTGAAGTTTCGCTCTGATTTCTGCCAAAGTTGCCATAATGTTTCTCCTTAAATTTTATGCCTTTGTTTGCTTTTATGCCTCTTTCTTCTATGCAACTACATAAAAGAAAAAACTAGCATACGTTTAATTGTATGCTAGTTTATTTATATTGTCAAGTTTTACTTGACTGAAAATATGGTAATTTTAACCAATTATTTTTTGTTTGCGATCTTACGTGCTGTCTTAGCTAAGGTTTTTTCTTTCTTAACAGTTGTGCTGTCACTCTTCTTGATTGCCAACTTGCTTGCTGGAATTTTCTCGCCTTGCTTAACACCTAGCTCTTTGTGTAGCTTGCCTTTGTTCTTGCTGAACGCATCTTTCATCCAGTTTTTCTTTTCCATTACTGGCAATCCGCTTAGTCTACGGATAGCTTCCATTTGTTTATTATCACCATGTTTTTGGATCAAATAGGTGCATAGTTTTTCTGCAAGCTCGCCTGCTGAGTCACCATACTTGACAGCGATATGAGTTTTTACGCCAGTTTCGCCTCTTGGAAAAGCTCCTGCGATTGGGTCAAACATTGACTTAACTACTTCTGCGATTTCTTTAATTGGAGGTTTACCAGTTGTGGCCATTTCGCCATCTTCTTCGCCTAGTTCTGCACCAAAATCATCAGTTCCTATACTACCGCGCTTGGCCATGCCTTGATATTTGGCAACATCTGGATCTGTTTCATCATCACCGTCATCACCGTGCATGTCCATTGGAGGAGCAGACTTTCTAAATTTAGGATCTAGTTCAGCAGTCTTACTTTGACCTGTAACACGTTCCCATGCCTTTGTGATAGCTTCATAAGGCATACCTAGATAGTTTAATGTATTTTCAAATTCTGTTTCTAATTCTGGTGTAGGTTGTACTTCACCAGATTTGATTGCTTTGTTAAGTCCAACAATATATTTCATTGTTTCGTGTTTTTCTTCTGGAGTTTGATCTCCGCTTTCACGAACTAATTTAGCAGGAGCAAATGGATCTAACTCATCTGTCCATGCTTCGAAGGCTTCGAACGCACCTTCTTTCTCAATTTCTTTATGCTCGTCGCCATGTACTGGGCAGTCTTCTTCACCAGTATCATCGCATGTACATTTTTCAGAATCTTCACTAACAACGTCTGCTAAATCAACTACACTTGTTTCGTGCATAATGCTGTTTAGTAGTGGGAAGTATTGTGCTAGGTCATCTTTAAATGAGCTAACTGTAAACTTGGATTTAAAATCTGCTAGAGTCGTTTCATCTAGTTCTTCAATTTGTGATAATGGAGTAGCTTCTAATGATTCCATCCATGCTTCATAATTCTTTTGCTTGCTAATAGCTTCCATCGTGTGGCGAAGCTGACCCAACTTGCTACTTGCACGATCTAAAATGCCAACAGCTTCTGTTGTTAAGTTTTGTGCATTACCTACATGGCGTTTGAATGAACCTAATTTGATAATGTGTTCGCTCATTGTTGTAATCGCTTGTCCAGCTGTATCGAATGGATTACCACCGTTAGCTACGTGACGTTGCATGGCCTTGGCACCGGCTAAATGTATGAATGGATACTTGAAACGCTCACCTGCTTCGTTTTCGATAAAGATTGCTTTAACATGACGACTGCGTCCGCCTACTACATTTTCATCCACTGCCTTAGAATGGCGCAAAATTAGTTTTGTGTTTTCTAGTTTGCGGTAACTGCTCATTGAGCTACCATAGTAATTTGATTCTTGCATAGCGTTTTCCTGTGGTGATCCGTTTTGTGCTAAAAACTGGAAGTCATTTTGATCTAAGAAGTCTTTGCTAATGTCACGTGCATCAAAGCGTAGTAATCTACGTTTAGCAAAGCCTCGCATTTCTTTTAAGAAGTCATACCATAATCCTGCTGATACATGGTCTATGCCTTCTACTATTCCTTGGCTGTAAAATACTTTTAAACTGCCGATATTGTTAATGCTGATACTAACACGACCTAGGTTGTTACCTTCTAGGACAAAGTCAAAATCAAACATTCTGGCTTCTTTAGGGTCTAAGGTTACGGCGCCGGTTTCGTCGCCCATTTCTAGGTTAGTGAAACGACTGCGTACTTTGTCGAATAAATCTTGGGCTATAATTTCTAAAGCGTTCATAATTTATATTTATGCTATTCCGCTAATGTAGATAGGCATGGGCATAACAATATCGTCATCTGGGTGTTCGTTAAATTTCTCATAAATCGCAGGATCCCAGTCTTGCAATAGCATAATCATACGTACATTTAGCAATAACGATGAAACTAAGTCGTCGTGTTGTCCTACTTTTGCTTCAAAACTAGACCCGCCCGCAATAAATGCTTTTAATTCTGTAATTAAAGGTTTGCTATAAATTTTGAGAGTTTTATGTTCGATTAAATGTTTTAATTTAGCACAGGCCGCAATTTTAGCTTTTTCTGTTGTATTAAACCCTTTACGGAATCTGCGAACATGCCCTTTTTTAATTGGCTCACTTAAAAATAATCCGGGTATGCTTTCTTCGCCTATTTCGCTAATTGCTACAAGTGCGGCTTCACCTAATGAGTTGTTTTCAACTGAATAGTATATGTTAGCAGTTGTTCCTACTGATTGGCATTCTGAATTAATAAACTTACAAATGTCACGTAAGATTCGTACTTGTGCTTGTACTGGTGTTAGGTTGTGTTGCCATTCGCCTACTTGTTCAAATGTAGGTATTTCTATAACTTGTATACCAGCATAGTCTCCACCCGTACCCATACTAGGATCAAGTGACACAATATATGTCATTCGAGGATTTATATCCTTGTACCAGCGGACTTGTCCCTGTCTAAACTTAGGTTCAACTCCAACCATCTCTGCCAAGTTTATACTGTTAATTAACGTTTCGTCATAGATCAAGAATTCGCAACCATACTCACGTCGGAACCTTTCTTCACCGATACGTCCCATTTCAACTTTAGCCCATGCCTTATCTCTGTCTGGATGATCTGACCAGTGGCTAATATATGGATGGAATCCGTTTTCACCTACTGTTTGTTCATTACCAAATTCGTCAAACTTGCGATTGGCGCCAAACCAAATTTCAGCAAATTGATCTTCATCTGAGTTAGGTGTTGATGTAATAATTGCCTTACCACCAGTTGCTAGTGTTGGTGATATTGAAGTCCAGAATTCTGTAGCAATGTTTGGCGGAACGAATGCAAACTCGTCACAGTATAGTAGTGATATAGACATACCACGACCTGTATTTTCTGTAGTTGTCTGCGCTACAATACGTGAACCATTGTCAAATTCAATCGACTGTTTGTTATAACTTGTAACGCCACAACGAATATGATCTGGACACAATTCATATGCATACCGAATACGTTGCATAATTTCCTGTGCGCCTGTATATTTGTGAGCGGCAATTAGAATTGTTTGATCGGGATTAAACATCGCATACCACAACAAATATCCAACCGCTGTAGTTGTCTTACCACTTTGACGTGGTAGCATGTTTACGTTGAATCGAAAGTTATGTAAACTATCTACTAGGGCATCTTGATATTCGTATGCCTGATATTTTATCTTACCTCTCGTTGGGTGTTGTATTGAGAAAAAATTCTTTAAGAAATATTTGTGCCCATTGTTGGGATCAGTACATTCTTGTAAATCAAGCAGGTCTTGTTCACTAAACTTTACAGTTTTGTGAGCCGTCTTGATTAGTGTTGTATCTTTGTTTAATGACATGCTTTTATTTACTGAAAAAAATAGGCTCCGAAGAGCCTATTTGGTAGCTACTAATCATTAATGATTAGGGTTCACGCCTTTTTTCATTTGAGCAGATTTTCTTCTTTCATTTCCTAGATGGCTAGCTACACTAGCTTTAGCATATTGTCTATCGGCTTCATCTTCGTCACCGCTCTGACTAGCATCATTACCTCTTGCTACTGCTCTTTTGTGTACTGCCGCATATTTTCCTGGGGACATTTCGGATATTTTGTCAACTTTTTGATTGCCTTCGTTAATAAATTGTTGATAGTCTGACATTAATTTTTCTGCTAAAGAGCCTGTGTCGTCTGTTGATTCAACTGCCTCTGTTGCGTGTGCCTTCATTGGATTATCACCACTGCCATAAGGTTTATTATCAAAATCACGTAGTCTATTGATCACATCTGCAAATGAGTTTGGATCATAAGCACGTGTATGTTCTTTAGGACTGTTATCAAAAATGCGTGAATCTTCTGCCTTAACAAAATCTTCTGGATCTTTATCTTTCAACTGATTGGTCATGTCTTCAACGTCATTGACCATATCACCTACATCGCCTGTTGGAGATTTATCATCAACATCGTGGCCTAGTTGACCTGAGAAGTCTGCTGGTTCATCACCGAACTCTGCCGAGCCTGCACCCATTTCAGCTTCTTCATCTTCAATACCGTCAATATGACCTAATGCTTTAGCAATATCGCTCATTGGTTCTTGGTGTCCCATTTGACCAGCAGGTTCAGCAGTTAATGCCTGACCGCCAAGTGCATCTGGAGTACCTAAATGATGACCAGCATCTTTAACGCCTGCTAGGTTCATAATTTGTGTAAGCATGCTAGCTACTTCGTCGCCTGATGCGGCAGAAGCATTTAAACTAAAACTAGCTGATGGTTTTTGCATACCCATTGGGCTTGGACTGCTCATCATGCCCATCGGACCGCATTCTGCTAGACCTTCGTTTAAACCTGAAAGTTTTTGTAGTTCCGCGATACTGATTTGTTCAGTTACAACAGTTTCACCTGTGTAGTTGTTCAAAACAGTAACAGCATTAGTACCGTTGAACTCTTGTTTTTTTGATTCAGCCTTAACAACGTTAGAATTGTTTGAATCCAACTCTGCTAGGCGTTTCATTACGTCGATCATTTGCATAATTATTTCCTTGGATCATAGTCAGATTGTTGTATCGGACTGGTTGTGTTTTCCTTAGAGTTAGTATTGTATTCTACTGTTTTCTCTTTGGGAATCTGTTGGCCTTGTTCTACACGTTGGGCCTTAATTGTATCATTCAATGCTTTTACAAAGCTCATGTTGTATTCGGTGCCATAATATTTTGTACTGTCTACATTAGCCGCTTCTGTGTAGTTTGGATCTTGTAGCAATGTACCTTCGTGCGCCTCTCTTGGAGCTTGGTATTCTTCTGTTGGTTCAAATGGATTACGTACTACTATTTGATCTCTGCCTAATCTTAGATTAGTTGAAATGTACTCGTGTAATTCCCATTGTGTTGTTGGATAATCTAAACTTACTTCGTAGATGTTAACTTCTGCGTGTTTGATTAATGGAAAATCTAATGGTAAAGCCTGGATAGGAGTTTTGCCTGTTTTTTTGAAACTAGACACTTGCCACTTGTTTAAAAGAGCTTCAAGCATCTTCTCGTTGTCAGCAGAAACGTCTCCTGCAATTTTGACCTTGAAGTCAAATGTGCGTTTGCTTTCTGTTAAGTATTCTTTGAATGATCTCATGTTTGTTTCCTGGTATATTATTTATTCATATTTTTAAGTTTTTCCAGGAGGCTATTACGGTCAGAAATGACATAACCCTCTCCCTCAACCATGCCATCTTCGCTTGGTCCATTTTTCTTATCTATAGCTAGCTTTTTAAGCTGTAGATCTATCATCTTTAGCTTTTTGTCGATTTTATTGGATTTAGCAGTAATAGCGGCATTAAGCATGTTGCCCGCTACTTCAAACATACGGGCTCCGTATCGTGCTTCTACGTTCATTCCGAGTGCCATGAGATCGTCATATGCTTGTTCTGCTTTGTTTGCTAGGTTATCTAGCTCTGAATCGCTCATATCTCCCAAGCCTTTAACTTGGGGCAAAGCGGCTGAAATTTTATCAAACTGTTCCAGGTTTTGTTGTAGATCAACATGCTGTACAGCCGTTAAATCTATGTTATCCGGCTTGGTGACAGGTTCTGGCTTTTTAGTTGATTCTATGTTTAGTAGTTCTTCGAGCTTTTTAGTCATAACTTTACTTATCGCTTTTTACTGCCATTATGGAAAATATCAGCCTCTGTTAACACTCTAAAAGTAAGCCCGCGACCTCTAGCCCATTGTCTGGCCATTTCCCACTTGACTTGATTGCGCACAAACTGTCCCTGATTGTAGGGATTTTTACCAACATTTTCTATCATAGTTTGATTCATGGGTTTTACTTCCCATATTTCGCTATGCTTTTTATTTTTCTTATCTGTATACACTACTAAAAAATCAGGTACGTAAACTGTTTGTTTTCCTGTCAGGGGATCTCTGTATGGGATTTTAACTGCTTCACTAGCCCATTGCTCGATGGCCGCATTTTCGTCACACATCTTCATAACGGCCGCTTCCCAACTGCTTCTATAATAAGGGGTACCCCCACCGACGTATTTTTCTGGGTTCTTTAGAATATAAGGACCACGTGCTGTGTTTCTCATTAGGCTAATATATTACGTTGTACGCTGTCCACTGGAATAAAAGATTGTGCCATTCCAAGACTGCTGGATTTATATCTGTTGTAGTTGAGTAATTCTGTAACCAGCGCAGATATTTGAACATTGTCTAGACCCTGGAGGGTGTCGATGATTTGAAAAGGTTTATATCCGTCGATTCTAGCTTGCCTTAATATTATATAGGTAATACTTTGTGCAGAGTGAGTATCAAATCCTCTACTAGTAAAGAAACCAACTGCGGCATCAACTGTGGCCGCATCTAGTGCTAATGTAGGTTTTCCATATTGGTCAAATACCTGTAGGGTAGAGGATGCACTATCAGTGATTTGTTCTTGTGGTATGTTATTATAGTATGTTGGCATAATCTTATATATTAAACGTCATAAACATCGGCGGAGTTTTCGGATCCTGTTGTATTATTGTTAGGCTGTGGATTCGCATTATCGTCAGGACCACCTGCTTCTTGATCATTCGGTGCGGCGTTTGCTTGAGGATCCGCAGGACCATCTGTATCTTCATCGGATTGTAAATTGTCTGGTTGCTGTTCAGTTTTTTGTGCTGTAGTCAACGCATTTTCTACTAGTGTTTGATTTGCCTGTAGTACGGAAAGATTAGCTTGAAGTTTTGCAGGATCTTGATAACCTTTTGATGCAAATTGAGCATTAACATCATCAACCGCAGATTGCCCACCAGCGGCCGCGGCATTTGCTACAGCTTGTGTATAAACTGCTTGTTGAGATTGCGCTGTGGATATCTGTGATTGCAGGGTTGATACTTGCGATTGATAATCTGCTGATAGAGAATTCAATGAATCGACATCAGCTGGCAATAGAGTAGGATCTAATGGAGTTATATCAGGAGTAACTGCTCCTGTGGTGCCGAGTTGGGTAGAAGTGCCGCCCGTACTATCAGTTCCAGCTCCGCCACCTATTACACCTTTTGGTGACGCAGTAGTTTGACCATTTGTGCTAGAGTTTCCGCCCTTGAATAAACTTAGTGCGCCACCGACTACACCGCCACCAATGCCAACCGGTGCTCCAGATGGTATGTTTCCTCTGTTACCTATCGTGCCTAATACACCACCTAATATACTATATCCTTCTGCTTGTATGCCAGCTGAATTCAACTTACCAACATTCTTTGCTAGATTGGCGGCTGATAATGCTGTTCCTAATATTGAAGTTGGTCCAGTGCCATTACCACCAAATATTTCTTCGGCACCTGCGATAACACCGCCCGGACCAAATAACGTACCTGTGCCACCACCTTGGATGCTCAACGGACTTGGAGTTGTATCATAGTGGAACGTTGTCATCCCTGGCGGATCCTGTCGGGTAACCCGACCCTTACCATAGAAAACTGTTTCGTACTGCACGTTCATTTTGTTTTCTGAAAAACTGGTTTGTGATTGATCTAAGTGGGGATGATCCCAAGAGGTTACTAATGGGTTGATTAAAATATAAGAGTTGAAAACAGATCTGTTTAATTGATATATTATAATCGCTCTAAAGAACGGATCGGGTCCTTGATTATTGTTTAGACCATAAGCATTGGGCGGTACTAATTTTGAAGTGTAGGGACTGTACTTTGTATTGCCAAAGGCAGGATTACTTGCTTGTTGCATTGAATCCGATGTTGGCGAACTTGTTGCACTTCCGTACGTGGTATCTGCATAATAATATCTAAAATAACTTTGCCATAACTCGCTGGTTGTATTGCTCATGTCATCATGGAACGTGATACCAACAGGTTGATAATTTATTCTTGTTTGTATATTCGTGTGTCTATTATACTGATTTAATTGTTCTGTTTGAATTTGAAACTTAGGCAAATCCGCTTGCTTGACCAACATACCCGCTTCGATGTTTTGATTTTTTCCGTTGCTAAGAATACCTTTTACGTTTGCTCCGCCTAGTACTTGACCTATTGTGCCAAATAATCCGCTAGATTGACTGTTGGCTCCTGCTGATATCGCTGTTTGCGCAGATGGGTTGATAACAAAATATGTATAGTACATCCACCCAGCTTTGGGTGTTAATGCGTATAAGTTATCTCCATATAATCGTGCGGCATGCTGGAAATCGCCCATCGTGCCTTTGGGATGGGTAGCACCTGAAAAGACACTTTGTAAGAAACCTGTTAAACCTAAATTACCACTGCCAGACATATATAGCCCCTATTGTACAATTATTTAGCCGTAAAAAAAGGCCCAGAAAAAACCGAGCCTTTTTATACTATCTACTACGTTGATTAACCAGCGGCTAATGAACCTAATGTACGACCGACGTTTGTACCGATTCCAATTGGATTACCTGCGGTATCTGTTTGGATCGCGTTATCGAACTTGATTGTTAAGCTGATATCTAACGCTTCTGAACTTGAATAGTCTACTTGTTGATAAGTGATATCACCAACATAGCAACCAATCAACTCAAATGTTTCTAAAACTGTTGGATCAAATGCACCGTTACCACCGTCTAGGATTTCGATAACAGTTGTGAACTTGTAATCAATGCCTGAACTTGCAGATGCTTGCTCGAAGAAGTCGAATTGTTTCTGAATTTGCTCGCCACATAGCTTGCTAACTGCACTTGACTGATCATCACGGATTACCAATGTGATTGGATCCCATGTGTATTTGCCAGCGTAGTTAATCTTTGAGTTGTAAACATGAAGTTCCATGTTCTCAAAAGATACCTTTGGACGAGTTACGTTCATTACCTGCTTAGTAATTTCAGTTGTTGGTTTAGTAACACCGAAATTCTGTAACTGAACTCTAAAACGATATTTCAGTTTTGGCATCAACAAGCCTTGACTGCTTGCGCTTTGTCCTGCCGGTAATGGAACTGATAATTTACTTAAACTTGCGATTGCCATCTAAATGCTCCTTATTCTCTTATATTTACCCAATTATGCTTTCTTCAAATCGCCCAAATTACCGGCGGCAATTGCACCTGTGTTCAATAAGCGAACTGGAACATAAATGAATTCCACTGCTTTAACTGGTTCAATTGCTATGTCGACCCATAATTCTGATCTGTCAATTCTAGCAGGGGTATTGTTGCTAGTATCGCAAACTACCAAGTAGTCATAGATAGCACGTTGACCGACAAGTTCTAATAAGAAACTGTCGACTGCGTTTTTAACTTCGCTACGTGTGATTTGATCGTTTGGTTCAAATAAGTATGGGCTTACTAAGATACTTAACTGTCTACGTAGGTACGCTACTAAACGAGCTACGTTGATACGATCTAATGCACTTGCGGCAGGTGCACGTGTGTAGTTACCAAAGTTAACAATACCGCTACCTGTTAGTGTTGGGATTGGATTAACTTTAACACCAGCTAACACATCGCGTAGGCTTTGTGGAAGTGCTGTTGTAATAAACTCACCTGTTTGTCCGTCGATGTAACCAACTGATGTTGCATTGTCTACATTACCACGACGGATACCTGCTGGTGCAAACCATTCGTATGATTTAGCATCGCTGTTGATGAATGTACGTAACATCATATGACTTGGTGGAACAACAATATAGTTTCCTGTATTGTCATTTGTGTAACCACTTGGATAGAACATAGCCATGTAGTCATCATATGTTACTGCGCCTGTGTCGTTGTTGTCTAATGCTAGGGCGGCATTGCTACCCCAATTTTGTAATGATGTACCATCGCTTGGTAAGCGGAATGGTGTATCACCGATAACGAACGCTGTTTGACCGCGGTCTGTATTTAGAGCAACTAAGTTTCCAATAGCTTCTGGATAACCAGGGCAAGCAATCAAGTTAAACACTAGGCTGTCTGTATCACGTATCGCTGTGTTTGTATCAATTAGAGCTTTTAGAGCCGCTACTACGAAACCGCGTTGTGCATGGCGACCGAATGAACCAGAACCATCATTTTGGTTAGGACTTACAGTTACCCAACGTGCAGTTGCATATGGAGTAGTTGAGTTAGAACCATCCATTGGCTCAGTGTAACGTGGGTTAACACCGTTATTTGCATAGATGTTAATGTAGTTTGCTTCGTAACGTTTTACGTTAAATCCTGAACGACGTAGGTTCCACAAACGTGTACCACGTGGATAGCCAGTTGGATCTGGTGCATCTGGATCTAAGAAACTGCTTAACAACATTGTTTGGATTGAAGCAGGTGCTGATGAGTAACCATTAGTTGACCAACGTGCATCAGCAAATACCCAACCGCTTGGACTTGTGTGATCTGTAACGTCTTGTTGTATCCACTTTAGTAAATTACCATTGTAAACATAAACCACTTGACCATAAGTCTCGATATCTGAACGATTGATCCAGATATCACCATCTGCAAGAGCTGTTACGCCATCGCTTTGTTTTGTTGGTTGACTTGAGCTTACGATAGGACCGTTTGGATCAGTTGCTGGGAATGCTGTTCTATAACCAACCCATGCTGTACCGTTGTTGTACATAATATCAACTTGATCGGTAATTGAATCATACCATAATGTGCCATCTACTGGAGGTGTTACTGGCTCGCTCGGGCTTGCTGTTGTAAACAATGGCGCCCAGTTACTTGCACAAGTTGTAAAACCGTCTGGCTCGTACTGCCCTAATGGATAGTAGTTTGCTGTGTATGCAGTTGTAGGAACATCCATGTTATAAGCAGTAAATCCTAATAGACCTAATACATTGTTTGGATCAAAGAATTTAATATCACCACCAGTTGCGTGTGTGATTGTTACTGTGTCGTCAGCATTGTGTGTTGCTGTGACGTTAGTAAATCCTGCGGCATTAACGGCTGTTACAAAAGCACCTGCCCATGTATCACCTGCGCTTGGTGTTTGAATAGTAACAGTAACACCATTACCATAATTCAACTGACCTGCTAGACTTTCTTTAATCTGTAGAGTTGCACCGTTTACTAAAGTAGCAGGAACACTTAATGCCTTGCTTGAAATAGTAGTTGGACTAACTGCAACACGTTGCTTGATTTCAAAACCTAATGTGATAGGTAAAGTTGTTGTTGTCGATGCTGTACCATTACCGTGATCGTAGTTGGCTTCGACAAACAATGTACCAACTGGAATGTTTACACCACCACCGCTCTTGTCGATGTTATATAATGCGGCCGCTGTGCTTGCATATAATGGAGCCGCAATCTGTGTAAATGATTGTGTCGATGCTGAGTACTGTTTGATTTTCCAACTTGCGCCACTATTTGGACTTGTTGTTTTTAAGTATATAGAACCGTTTGGTGCTGTGCTATAGTTAGGATATTGTGTATGAGGAGCAACAGTCATCTGTGGACCTGTATATGTTCCTGCTGGCACACCTAATGTATTAAGCGTAGTTGCGTTACCTGCAACTACAACGTTACCTGGGTACAAGTCTGTGTATAGTTCTAGTTTACCTGAACTGTTAGCTTTAGCACCAATACCTTTTGTATGTAGTGTGCTGTTGATACTTGCGGCAACGCTTGCTACTGTACTTGCTGTTGTAACAGTAATTGAATTACCGTTAATTGTAATAGCACCTGGCGATGTTGCAAAATTTGGATTACTGTTGATACCAGTTACAGCTGGCCAACTTGTTTGCCATGTTGTTGCTACGAATGTTGAGTTGTTAACATTCGATGTGAATGCTGTTTCACCTGCTGAACCAACTTGAACCCAATTTCCGTTTGTATTTTTATAATACATTGTATTCATATCTAGTCTATCTAATACGACACAATATGAACCTTTGGAACCTAGGCTCGGTTTTGGAGTTTCACCGTCGGCACCTACTGTATTATTTGCACGATTTGAAGCGTCAATAATAATAGGTTGTTTGTTAGCAAATGTACCTGTTGCAGAGTTCCATTCAAATAAACCAAATAGTGTATTTGAACTGTCTAACCAATATGAACCATCTGCGGGAGGACCAGCCGGTGCACTTGATTGGGCTGTTAACTGACTTAGGTCAACGTTAGCACGAACAACGTATGCCTTAGAACTTACACCTAGTAAGCTGTAAGCGGCTTGTAGACCGTATTCGTTAAGTTCACCACCGTTGATTGGATTACCTTGTGTATCTGTATAGAACACAGGAGTTCCGAATTTATCTGTCAAGTCACGTTGACTTGTGATTGTGTATACTTTTCCAACATTAGATGGATCTGTTCCAACTGCTAGGCCTGTATTTGAGGCGTTTGATTTGTTTGCGGCGCTGGCCACAATAACTAGAGGTACTGTACCAGGGGCCGCTGGTGTATAGAAACTCTCATCTATAACTGTTACGCTTACGCCCGGTGATTGTAATGTTTTTGCCATTTACTAACTCTCCCAATAATGGTTTTATCAGAAGTATTTAGTGTGTATTGATAATTTTGCCCATAAATATCTATGAAAAAGGGCACCTAAAAGGGCGGGGTATGATTAGATCTCTATGTAAAACGTGCGGCAAACGACCAGTTGCGGTTAATTATCACAAGGATGGCAAAACATTCTATAGGAGCACGTGCGACCATTGCGCAAGGAGTAGAGATATTGGTCGACCTAAATGGCAAGCCTCGGGCTATAGGTTAAAAGATACTTGCGATAGATGTAGCTATACCAGCAAGTATTTAGAGCAGTTTGATGTTTACTATGTAGATGGTGATCCTAGTAATTGTAGACTGTCTAATTTAAAAACAGTATGCGCTAACTGTCAACGCATACTGCATAAACTCAAGCTACCATGGAAACGGGGAGATCTCCGACCAGATTTTTAACCTGATCGTATAAGTCATCGATGCTACCATTATTGTCTAGTATAGCATCAAAGTCTGTTCCTACCCATGCTGTTTCTGATGCATGGATCCCTGTTTTTTCTAATCTATGTTTACTGGTTGCCCATGTTAAATTACCGTTCGGGCCTTGATTTACACTAACTGCGGCATCGTACCATTCGGGCTCTAGCCCGCGGACTACACGAACAACAATGCCGCCAGCGGCTTTAATTGATTTAATTTCATTAGGAAAACGGCAGTCACTAATGACTATGTCATCTTTCGAGTTGCGTAGTTTATTCTCTAATGCGGCAATCCAAATATCGTCATGGAAGCCTTTGCGACAAACTTCAGTTCCCCAGTATTGTAATACCCAACGTGGTGTTAAATGAGGCATACCTAAACGTTCTGCCCACCACGGATCTACTTGTTCTCGCCATTCGCGGGCTGATTTAGTTCGCCCCTCTAACATTGTACGGTCCCAGCCGAACACTTGAGCAACAGCATCTTTGAGGCTGTTAGCAAAACTTTCTCTTCTAAATTCGTGGAAATTTGTTAGATAGTCGGCAATAGTATCTTTGCCCGACCCAATAAAACCGCACACACCTATAATCATAGTATCCCCCAGTCGATACTATATTTTATTACAACTGTGTTACGAAGTCAACTGTTTTTGGTTAGCCGACTACAAACCACATTGGTTTTTCGCCAGTTTGATAATTTTGGATTTCTATATCTAGTTTTTCAATCATCTGTGCGCCTTCGGTTTTTAATTGAGTACCGTTTAAAGTAGTACCACCTTGTGGGCTGGTAATTTGATTGAACTTTTCACGTGCTTCGCCGAGCATGAGTTTGCAGTTTGCAAGAGTATAATCTTTAACCCATATACCTGCATAGGGGTCATCTAATATAGCAAAATCTGGGCGATAATTATACAACCATAATAGTACAGTTTCCTCGCCACGTGGACGTTGCATGATTGTCAATTTGCGTGTTTGCGGATGATATGTAAATTGAATGTAACTACCGAACATTTTACCGACCATCTTTTGATACTGTGCAAAAGAGTAATAGGTTGCTAAACCGCCCATGTTACTAGACGACAGCAAGTAGGTATTTGTGTAGGCCAAGTTAAATGGCTCAAATAAACTGCCTCCATCACCGCCACCTGTTCTACTACCAATACTTCTACGGAAAACATCACGGACTTCGATAACTTCGTTTCCTAGTATGTATTCATTTTGATCCTGCTCTAATGTCAAATAACCAAAACTTTCTTCTACAGAATTTGCCGAACGCTGTCGGTATTTTGACAGGGCTCTGTCAATTGCTACATTATAGTCTTTTGGTTCTAGTTCAACATCAACCATGCTTGCACCTAAAAATGACTTTACATAGTCAATAATTTGCTGGCGAGCAGGTGTTGTATCGGTTATCGTATTGGGAGTGTTAGCTGTAGTCATATCAATATTTAGCCACTAAATAGTATACTATGCCAAGACTATCCCTTTACCGTCCCGAAAAAGGCAACGATTTTCGCTTTCTAGATCGGGTTATTAACGAACAATTTCAAGTGGGCGGAACTGATATTTTCATCCACAAATACCTGGGCCATGCAGATCCTACAGAGGGAAATGCTACACCAGCGACTCCTAACAATTCTAATCCTATACCAGAATTAGGAATACAGGACGTATTACTCATGGAAAACCGTGATAGACACTACGCACCCGATGTATATATCATGCGTGGAATTTATCAGATGCAAGACTTAGATTTTAATCTAAGCCAATTTGGTCTTTTCTTGAACAATGATAATATCATGTTACACTTCCATCTAAATGGCTGTGTAGAAACACTAGGTCGTAAGATAATGGCAGGCGATGTATTAGAATTGCCCCATTTAAAAGACGAGTATGCATTAGACAGCAGTACCATAGCATTAAAAAGATTCTATGTTGTACAAGATGTTACTCGACCAACTAATGGATTCAGTCAAACTTGGTACCCGCATTTGGTTCGTTGCAAATG